ATGGATTTCATCGGCCGGCCGCCGCCCGCGCCCCTTTCTGCGGCCAAGATTCGGGCGCTGTACGCTCAGAACCCCAGTGAAGGGGGGCGAGCATTCGCCTGGGAGATATGGCGCCTACAGCGCCTTCTAGTGGCTCTGGACGCGGGGCTGCGGGATGCCAGCAAGCTGCGCCACCGGCAAGACATCCTCGACCGGGTGAACGAGTTGCGGGAATACATGCACGGCGAGCCCTGCCTTAACGAGCCCCTGGCCGTGCAACCAGGCCACCGGCGCGGCGGCCAGAAGGACGGGCCAACCCGTTGACCTGGGGGCAACTTCAGGCAGAATGCAGCGAGAGGCACTTGCCAATTAGACCCAATGGGTCTATAATTCTTTCCATGGGTAGCGCACAGGGCGCAGCCCGACAACCTGGAAAGAGACCACCACAATGACCACCGCAAAGGCCGTCGATATGCAAGCAGCTGAACTGGAAAAGATCCACGCGGAGATTGCCAAGCTGATGGCTGAATCGACCAAGATCAACGCCGAGGCCCGCAAGCTCAACCGAGAAACACTCTGGTATCCGGTGGCAGTCTCTGCCGCCATGATCGGCGCGGTAGTGACGATCACCAAGCTGTTTCTCTAACGACAAAGCCCCGCAGATGCGGGGCTTTCTTCTACCGATGAAAACCATTCTGAACTACACGCCGCCCAGCACCGATGACCTCGCACGCCTAAAGGACGAACTCGGCCACACAGGCAACCGCATGGCCGATCTATTCGCGCTGGGAGGCTCGCATCAGTGGCGCAAGTACACCGGCGGGCAAGCCCCCCGCGCCATGAGCGCGCAGATGCTTTTCTATGCCTGCGCCATGCTGGAGCTAGATCAATCCGACATAGACCGCGTGATAGCCCGTATGCGGGCCGTGGGCGCGTCTTTCGACTACGACGACCCGCACGCCCAGGACTAAGCCAAAAGCCCTACTGCGCGCCGCTATCCTCGCCAGTATCGACGCGGTACGGCTTGAACTTCACAAGCGCCCCGCCCAGCCATGCGTTTAGGCCGGAGAAAACCCCTTGAAGCGGGTCAATCTCATTGCGTGCAAACACTTGCGCGGCCGGCAGCACGGCACCAAACCCGCCAGTAGCGCTGGGCACGATGCCCATCAGCTGCGGCGGCACGCGGTGCGCCGCTAGCACGTCGTCACGCGACACGTTCTTGATGTTAAAGAAGTCATCACGCGCGGCCACTTCGCTAATTGGGATGATCTGCACGCCGTCCTTTTTGCCGTTGGGCGCATGCAAGAACAAATTACGGAAATTGCCCGGTCCTTTCGCATCCCGCATCGCCTGGCGCAACGCCGTCACGTCCTTATCGCTTACCGTCGGGTCGGACAGGTACATGACAAAACCCGCGTGACTGCCGTTGTTGTAGTAGCGACGACGAAAGAGCGTGGCGGACTCGTTCAACCAAGCGGATTGGAGCGATCCCAGGTACTCCGGCAACCCGTACACCTCTTGATTGATGTCGGGCGTTTTGAGGTGAAACACCGACCCCGCGCGAAACTCGTGGTCTTCCCCCGCCCCTGGCGCAAAAAAGAACTGGCCTGGATCACGGCCGCAACGGGTGTACTTGGCCGGCGAGTTGCGCAGGCCGATCAAGCGGCCCGTGACGCTGCGCCGTTGCTCGATGAAGCAATTTCCGAACGTCAGAAAGTTGATAGCCGCCTCCCTTATCAGCTCGCGCGTAACCAGCTCATTCGGCTGCAGCGTTGACGCCAACACGTTGGCCTTGAAAAAGATGGCTGAGCTGTGGTGAGTGCTGGCACGAAACGACTTTGCCAGACCTTCAAAGCTCATGGGCGGTTCATACCAGCGACCGTTATGCCAGCACTCCAAGTAATCGAGAATACCGCTACGGTCCATGACGGGAACGGCATCGCCAAAGGTGAACGACTCCACCCCGTGCGCGGGCTGACCCAATGCCGAGGCCGAAAACTCGCGGCCGCGGCTGTCTACAAGTTGCGTCATTCGTATATCTCCAAGATGCTGCGCGATGCTGCGCCAGCACCCTCCAAAGGTTCAAAGTCAAAGGCGTGCATGCTGGCCCAGGCCAAATCCGCATGCCCTGTTTCCTCCGAGCGGCCGGCGTCAAAGGTGAACTGCCGTCCGCTCGCTGTCATCGTCTTGCGGATAGCCATAAAGGCGCGCGCCAGGTCGGTCGCGCCCGCGTCCCATTCGAGGCGTCCATTGCGCATCAAGTCCAGCGCTTTCAACACCAACCGGGTTTTCACCTCCGGCGAATAGTTGATCTGCCGCACGGCCGGGAAAAATTGCTTGACCAGCTGATAAACGCCCTGCCCCAAACCAGTCGAGTCAATCGCGATATCCACCACGTTGTAATCCCGCAAGATGGCTTTGATGCTTTCCGCCTGCTTCGCGAAGTCCATACCGCGCCATTGATACCGCTCCAGAATGCGAAACTTCCCGCCTGGCTTCCGTGGGAGTGCCACCACCACGCAGCCGGCCGAGTCGCCCGACAGCGAAGGGTCATAGCCGATTGCTACCGGATGATGCGCGTAGCGCCGTATTCCGAAATACTGCACATCGGTCCAATCAACCATCGCATCGACCATGCAGGCCTGGAGCATGGACAGCGGGAAAATCGACTGCGTGTCGTCGATGAACTTGCACATGAGCAAGTTTTCGAACTCATCCGGGCTGTACTCGAATTGCCGCAGCTCGTCGATGTCGAACAGATTGCAGCCGCCCGCAACAGCGTCTTCAATGTTGACGATATGGCGCCAGAGGCGATCCTTACACAACAGGCCGCCTGCAAGCGCAGCGTGCGACGTGTCTATGGAAACTTGATCCTTCTTTGCCCTGCGCCGATTGAATGCCTCTCCGGTCCAAAGCGGGTAAGCCTCATGCGCCATGGAAGACGGCGTAGAAAAATAGGTCTTCCGCCACTTGGCGTGTAGCGCCATGCCGCTGGCAACCTTGTTGATTTCCGCGAAGCGCGGAACCCAAAACACCTCATCAAAGTAGAAATTCCCGTGATAGCCCTGCGCGGTTCGCGCATTGGTCCCGAGAAAATAGAGGTGTGCGCCATTGGGCAAGACGATGGGATCGCCTTTCAATTCAACATCGGCCGTCTCGCGTGCGAACTGCACGATGTATTGCTTGAACACATGAGCCTGGGCCTTCGATGCAGAAAGAAAAATCTGATTCCTGCCCGTCGTGATCGCGTCAATGAATGCCTCACGGGCGAAGTACCACGTAGCCCCGATCTGACGGGACTTCAAGACAAACCGGGAACGCTTGTCGCCATTGCGATACCAGACCTTCTGGAAGTCGAACAGCGATTCAGTAAAGGCCGCCAGCAGCTTGGCCGCTTGCTCTTCGCTGATCGCGTTCTTTTCGGGCCTGCGCTTCGGCTCCGCGTTGCGGCGCTCCAGATTGGGATTTAGATCGGCTTCCGTTCCCCCGTCACCGTACTTGCGCACGCGTGCCGTGCGCTCAAACTGGCGCATCAGCAAGTCAAGCTCTTTGAAGTCCCGCCCTTCCTTTTCGGTCTTCGCAATGAGCGTGGATATCCGCACCTGTAGCGCGTCCTCTACGCGCTGAAGCGGTGACGCGGCTTCCCAGTTGTCGCGCGTCTTCCAGCTCTGCAATGTGGTGCGCTTCTCGCCTAGATGCCGGGCAATAGACGACACGCGCCAGCCCTGCCAATAGAGCGTTCGCGCAAGCAATCGGGGGTCCAAGTTTTCGGGCGTAGCGATCATGGCCGCCAGCGTGCCGCACATTTCCGCGCGCGCGCGAAACGCGCCGTTGTCCCTGCGACGGCGACAAGGAAAGCAGATTGAGCCAGCGAAGCCAGCGGCCCACTATGTCGGCACGACAGCCCACACGAACGCACCGACACATCAACCGGAAACGACTATGAAGCTCAAATGGTTCACCGTGGCCACCGAAGGCCAGACCACCGACAAGCGCGCCATCTCGCGCGTCTGGATCACCCAGATGGCCGCCAACTATGACCCGAAGAAATTTGGCGCTCGCATCTGGGTGGAGCACATCCGCAGCCTGCTGCCCGATAGCCCTTTCCGCGCCTATGGCGACGTAGTCGCATTGCGCACGGTGGAAAACGACGAAGGCAAGCTGCAACTCCAGGCCCAGCTTGACCCCACGCCCAGCCTGGTCAAGATGTCGAAGGACCGCCAGAAAATCTATAGCTCTATCGAAGTAGACGAGGATTTCGCCGGCAGCGGTCAGGCGTACTTGACGGGTTTGGCAGTCACCGACAACCCGGCCAGCCTGGGAACCGAGGTGCTGACGTTCTCCGCCACGAACCCCGGCGCGCCGAACCCCTTTGCATACCGCAAGCACCGCGCGGAAAACGCATTCTCCAGCCTCGTCGAAACGCCGCTGGACTTCACCGACGAGCCGCCGACCACCGAAGAGACCGGCAATTTGCTGGCCCGCGTCAAGGATGCCTTTTCGCGCTTGGCCGGTAAGAGCGATAGCCAGGCCGCCCGCCTGGAAGACGTGAGCCAGGCCCTGGAGGCCTTCGCCGAAGGCTATACGAAGGAGCAGAGCGAAATGCGGCGCATGCTCAAAGAGCTTTCCGCGAGCATCGACCAATTCACCAAACAGCATGTCACCCGCGAGGACTTCGACAAGCTCGCCAACAAGCTGGACTTTACCGACGCCGACAAATCCCAGCGTCCGCCCGCGACCGGTGCCACGGGCGCGGCACAGCTGGACTGCTGATTCACATTTAAAATTCGTAGGAGATTCGCGTGCATAACGACACCCGCAAGGCATTCAACAAGTATTGCGCCGCTCTGGCCCAGCTTTATGGCGTCGAAAACGTCACCACGTCCTTTTCCGCCGCTCCGGTGCAGGAACAAAAGCTGATCCAGAAAGTTCAAGAAAGCTCGGACTTCTTGAAGCTGATCAACATGGTTCCGGTCACGAACCAAGCTGGCGAAAAGGTCGGTATCGGCGTCGCCGCCCCTCACGCCGGCCGCACCGACACCACGCAGCGCGAGCGCGAAACTTCTGACCTCTCGGTGCTGGACCCGCAGGGCTACTTCTGCGTCAAGACGGACTACGACACCCATTTGCGATATGCAATGCTGGATGCCTGGCGGCATCATCCTGATTTCGCCGTGAAAGTGCAGAACGCACAACTGCGTAGCGAAGCCCTCGCCCGAATCATGGTCGGTTTCAATGGTGTACGGGCGGCAGTGGAAACGGACCGGGACCAGAACCCGCTTTTGCAGGATGTGAACAAGGGCTGGCTCCAACACGTCCGCGAGCGCGCCTCGGAACGGGTCCTGAATGCTGGCAAGGGCGGCACCGGTAAGGTGAAGATCGGCAAGGGCGGCGATTACGCCAATCTCGATGCTGCCGTCTTCGACCTCAAAATGTTGCTGGAGCCGTGGTATCAAGAAGATACCCAGCTCGTCGCCATCGTGAGCGGTGACCTGCTGCACGACAAATACATGCCGATCATCAACGGCCAATCTGCCGCCACGGAAAAGCTCGCGGCCGACATCATCATTTCGCAGAAACGCCTGGGCGGCCAGCAAGCGTACAAAGCACCGTACATGCCGGGCCTAACGGTCATGCTGACGCGCCTGGACAACCTGTCGATCTATAGCCAGGAAGGTTCGCGCCGTCGCCACATCAAGGACAAACCGGAACGCGACCGCGTGGAAACGTACAGCTCCAGCAATGATGCCTACGTGGTCGAAGACCTGGGTTGCGTGGCGATCCTCGAAAACATCGAGATCATCCCGGCTGACGAGACCACGCCTGAAACCACGGGTGAATGACATGGCGAGCCTCGCACAAGCACATTTTCTACGCGTGCGAGCGCAACGCACGGCCGCACCTCTCGCGGCCGGCGCGGCGCCCGCCGGCAGTCCCTACGCCCTCATGATGGCCGCTCTCACCGAAGACGCGCGCCGCCTGAAATCCATCGAATCCGTTGAGCGCAAGATCGAAGCCAAACGCGGCATGCTCGCGACCTATGCGCCTTATCTGGATGGCGTTCTTGCCGCGAACGCTGGCGGCGCTGACGAAGTCGTCACCACGTTGATGGTGTGGCACCTGGACGTGTGCGACTTCCTACGCGGCCTGGATCTGGCCGCCTACGTGCTGGCCCATGACTTGCCCCTGCCCGAGCGTTACGCCCGCAAGGTTCCCGCCCTGTTGCTGGATGAAGTATCTGAAGCAGTGCTGGATGAGCGCGTGCCGAAGGATTTTCCGACGCTGCAAGCCCTGCAACGGGTCGCGGAGCTGGTTTACGACCGGGACGCCCCGGACGAAGCGCGCGCGAAGCTTCACCGCGCCATAGGTCTGACCATGGCGGAACTCGCTGGCCCTGAACCCCAGGGCGACCGCCTGCAAATGGCCGTCACGGCACTGCGCCAGCTGGAGCGTGCGGTTTCGCTCAATGGCAAGGTTGGCGCAAAGAAGGACATCGAGCAGCTGCAACGCACGATCAAGAAGGCCGAGGCCAACGCCGCGACCTAGAACCGGGTGCCCCCGAGCGCACGGCGGCGCGGGCTGAGGGTTGCCATTGGCACACCTGACGCCCGCCCACCGCCGATTATGAGGATTCTTTGCTGTGAGCTTTATTGCTAATCCGAAGGCCAGGACCACCGAAGCCGACACCATCAGCAATGATGGCTTCTGGCCTGACATCTCATTGCTGCATGCACGCGAGGTCATGCGCCTTGACGGCAAGGTCACAGACGGGAGGCTGCGCCATGCGTTGATTACCGCCATCGTTGAGGTTGACCGCGACCTATCAGGATGGCGCGCCTCCCGCCAGGCCCAGGGGATCGAACGGCTGGAAGACGTGACCGGCCGCATGATCGACGGCAAACCCATGCCGCTGCATTGCTACCTGCGCGCGGTGTACTCCTTGGCTAAGGCTGACCTCATAGAGCGCATGGCCGACTTTGATCTAGCGAAGGGCGGCGAAACCACCGTGAGCGCATTGCAGGACAGCCCCGACGAACACCGCCGGGATGCGTCCTGGGCCATTACCGCGCTACTCGGCCAAACACGCGTCACGGTGGAACTGATCTGATGCTGGTGCGAACCCTCCAGAACGACACAGTAGACGCGGTGTGCTGGCGTCACCTGGGGACCACGCGCGACGTGGTGGAGCAAACCCTTGAACTCAATCCCGGCCTGGCCGAACACGGCACCGTGCTACCCCATGGCCTGCTAATCGAACTGCCCGAGCGGCCCAAAGCGCCTGCCCCCAAACCCACAACCTCCCTTTGGGACTGAAAAGCGATGACCGACCCATCAACCGCAGCGGCTACGACCACGATAATTTCCGGCGTGGCACTGGCTACCCTGCTTCCGCACGTTGACGCCAATGCGGCATTCGGTGCCGTCCTGGGTGCCGCCCTGGTGGCAAGCACCAAGAAAGACCTTTCCGCCTGGAAACGCTTTCTGTCCTTCATTTTCTCTGCGCTCAGCGGCTATGGCGGCGCGGGCGAATTTATCGCGCGAGAGTGGGCCAAGGAATCTTTCTTGCCCGCCTTTTTCGTCGCGCTGGTCATCGTTCCCATCGCGCTGCGCATCATCGAGCGCGCACCTGATTTCGACCTGGCCCGCCTGCGCGAAAGCGTGGCGGGCGTCATTGGAGGGAAAAAGGAATGACCACACCCGACACCCTGGACACCCTCACGCCGCTCGCCGTCCTGTGCAGCCTGCTTTATCTCGCGGCGGCCGCGCGCGTGCTTTGGTATCGACCCAACGGCGCACGCCATCGCTATGCGGTTTCCTTCTTCGCCAGCTTGCTGTTGGCGGCGCTGACGTGCAGAGGTCTGGAAATCGCGCTGCGCGGCGGCGCGTCCTATTCCGAGCTGGCATTGGCGGGGCTGATCCTGGCGGCCACGGTGGCCGCTGGTGGCAACGTCGCCGTCTTCTTTCGAGGGTATAGAAATGGCTGAGGTTCTACGTAAAGGCGCGCGCGGCCAAGCCGTGGCCGACCTGCAACAGCGGCTAGTCAAGGCCGGCTATGCCGTCGCACGCTCCCACGTCTTTGATGATGAAACCTATGCCGCAGTCGTGGCATTCCAGCGGCGTGCGCGCCTTGTGGATGATGGGGTCTACGGCGCGAAGACTGCGGCGGCACTGGCAGGCGGCGACCTGTCGCGCCTCCTGACCACGGCTGACCTGAAACGCGCGGCCGACACACTGGGCGTACCGCTTGCCACCGTTCGCGCCGTCAACGAAGTGGAAGCGCAAGGCCCGGGATTCCTGTCTGACGGCCGCCCGGTCATCCTGTTTGAGCGTCATGTCTTCCATCGGCGGCTGGTGGAGCGCGGCATTGACCCCGCGCCGCTGATGGCCCGCTATCCCGGCATCGTGAACAAGGCCCGGGGAGGCTATGCCGGCGGCGCTGCCGAATACCAACGCTTCGCCATCGCGGCAGAAATCCACCGCGATGCGGCCATAGAAGCGTGCAGTTGGGGGGCATTTCAGGTCATGGGCTACCACTGGGAGGCGTTGGGCTACGAGTCCGCGGCAGATTGGGAGCGCCGCATGCGCCTGCATGAATCCGAGCACCTTGATGCCTTCGTGCGATTCATCCTGGCCGACCCGGCACTACACAAGGCGCTCATCGGTCGGAAGTGGGCCACCTTTGCTCGGGGCTACAACGGGCCGGCGTATGCGGAAAACCTCTACGACGTGAAGCTGGCGCGCGCCTTTGAGCGTTTCGCCGCCGTTGCGCAGGAGGCAGCATGAACCTCGCCGCGCAAAAGCTGATGCCGTGGCTTCTGGTGCTGCTGCTGGCCGTCATCACCTGGATGCAGCGGCAGGCGCTGGACGGCTATCAAGAAGCGCTACCGGCGATCAAACAGACGGCCGAAGCAAACGCCAAAGCGGCCCGCGACCTGCAAGACGCGGCCGACCTTCTGGCGAGCCGCACACGCGCCGTACAGACTGAGCAGGAGGCGATACGCGCCAGCCTTTCCGCGCGCGAGATAGACGTTAAGAGGCTCCAAAATGAAGTTACGGAAATTCGCAGCTGGGCTGATTCTTTGCTGCCTGCTGGCATTACAGGGCTGCGCCAGCGTCCCGCCATCGTCGGAGGTGCGGATTACGACAAATACTTGTCCAGTCGTGACGCCGTGCAGCCTGCCAGCGGAAGCGCCCCGGACAAATGGTGATCTGAACCTAGCCTATGAACGGCTAGAGGCTGCATGGCGAATGTGCGCGGCCAAGGTGGACGCGATTGTGAAATGCCAAGAGGAAAAGGAAGATGCGAAAGGCGCGCGAGCTGCGGGAGTTTCTGACGCGGGCAGTCCCGCTCTTTGAGGCTGAGCCCGACCGGCTGCAAGTCTTCATCGACAAGGGCAAACTCATAGCGACCGGCGTACCTGGCCTGTCGCATGAATACCGTTTCACGCTGTCTATCATCATCACGGACTTTACCGGCGAAGCGGACACCGTCATGCTTCCAGTCCTGGCCTGGATGCTGATCAACCAGGCCGACGCCTTCGCCACACCTGAACAGCGCGAGAACGCCCTTTCTTTCATGGTTGATTTCAACAACAGCGAAAGCATGGACATCGAGATTCAGGCGCAGATCACCGAACGCGTGACCGTGCAGGCCACGCCCAACCAGGGCTACGCCGTGCAGCACCAGACCGAGCCTATCGACGAGTGGGAGCCAGCCGCTGGCGCGCCTCTGCCCGTCACGCTAGACGGGTCAGAAATCGCCCGCCTCCCGTGGCCTTTAGGAAAGCCCGGTGAGTAACGAGCTGAAGCGCATCGAAGACTGGGCGGCCGGCCTCATGGCGCGGCTATCCGCCGCTCAGCGCCGCTCCGTCAATGTGAAGGTCGGCCAGGCCCTGCGCCGCAGCCAGGTCAAACGGATCACCCAGCAGAAGCAACCGGACGGCAGCGCGTACCCCGCGCGCAAGCAAAAGAAGAACCTACGGGGCAAGCGCGGGCGCGTAAAGCGCCGCGCGATGTTTCTAAAGCTCAAGGGCTCCCGTCACCTTCGGGCTGTGGCGAACACGGACGCCGCACAGGTCGGCTTTCTTGGCAAGGTTGCGCGCATTGCCCGCGTACACCAACGCGGCCAGAACGACAGGCCGGCACCAGACTTGCCCGAGGTGCGATACCCACGGCGCGAACTATTGGGCTTTACCGCCGACGACATCGAACTGGTCAAAGACACGCTGTTAAAGCACCTCGCAGGCGACAGCTTCTAACACGCCCAGAAACAATGGTGCGCCCGTGCGCGCGCGAGACCCCGCTTTCAACATGGGGGCATGTCTGATCTATCCGAAGCCTTCCGCCTCATCGGCAACTTGATACGCACTGGCACGGTGTTTGCGGTGGACCTGCAAACCCGGCCGGCCAAGGTCCGCATACAAGATGGCGAGTGGCAATCGGGCTGGCTGCAATGGCTCGAACTGCGCGCGGGAACAACCAAGACGTGGAACCCGCCGACCGCCGGCGAACAGGTGTTGGCGCTCTGCCCGGGCGGCGACACTGCCGCCGGCTATGTGCTGGCGGGCCTGAACAGCGATAGCAACCCCGCACCAAGTGAAAGCGCAAACGAGCATGTAACGACGTACCCGGACGGCGCGCGCATCGTCTATGACCACGCAGCGGGCGCTCTCATCGCAACCGGCATGAAGACCGTCCGCGCAGAGGTGGCGCAGTCCTTCACGATCAAGTGTCCGAACATCATCCTCGACGGCAAAACCACCGTCACGGACCTGTTTACCTATCAGTCTGGGCTGTCGGGCAAGGATGGCAAGGGCAATTTCACCGAGATTCGCGGCAACCTGCGGCACACCGATGGGGAAATTCGCTCCAACGGCGTAGTCCTGCATACGCACCGCCACCCCACCAACGGCCTCGGCGCGCCGACCGACTCGCCCATCGCGAACGACGGGGGGCAAGCATGAACTATCTCGGCATGGATGCACGCACGGGCTTACGCATCGTTGACCGCGCACACCTGCGGCAATCGCTGATCAAGGTGCTGACCACGCAGATTGAAACGCGCCTGCGCCGGCGACCGTTTGGCAGCGTCGGCCCGGCCATCGTAGATGCCCCCCTTAACGGCGTGACCCTGCTTCAGTTCTACGCGGCCGCTGCAACGGCTATCACCGCCTGGGAGCCCCGCGTAGTCGTTCGCAGTGTCGCCGCCGTTGTCTCAACCACGGAACCCGGAAAGGTGCAGATCACGATCAACGCTGATGAAGTGGACGGCCCCGAGTCCGCACGCCCCTTGTCTTTCGATATCACCGTTTAATCCCATGGCCGTTGTCTCTCGCCCTATCGACCTCTCGCAGCTGCCCGCGCCCGACGTGGTGGAGGTCATCGACTATGAGCGCATCCTTGAAGAGCGCAAGGCGCGCCTCGTCGCCCTCTTCGCTTCTAATGAGCGCAACGCAGTGCAGCGCGCCCTGGCTCTCGAATCCGAACCGCTGGCGATCCTGCTCCAAGAGAACGCAGAGCGTGAGGTGAATTTCCGTCAACGCGTGAACGAGGCTGCACGCGCATTGCTGCTGGCCTTCGCACGCAAGGGCGACCTTGAACAGATCGCCGCCGAATACGGCGTTACGCGCCTAGAGATCACGCCGGCGGACGCGTCCACGTCACCGCCGACCGCTGCGGTAATGGAGGATGACGAGAGCCTGCGCTACCGCGCTCAGATGGCCTGGGAAGGACTTTCGACCGCAGGCCCAAGGGGCGCATACGAATTCCATTCCCGCTCGGCGCATGGCCTTGTCGCGGATGTCAGCGCGATCAGCCCGGAGCCGTGCGACATCCTGGTATCAGTGCTATCCCATGAGGGAAACGGGACGGCTTCCCCCGCCGTTCTGGATGCTGTCCGCCTTGCTCTTAGCGATGAGGACGTTAGGCCGATGGGCGACCGCGTGACCGTCCAGTCCTCCCGCATCACCACGTTTCGGGTCCGTGCGGTGTTGCACCTCACTGGCGCCGGCCCCGGCTCGGAAGTCACCCTAGCAACTGCCACCAAGTCCTGCACCGCCTACGTCAACCGTCCGCGCCGCCAGGGGCAATCCGTTTGGCGCAGCGCGCTGACGGCAGGCCTGCACGTTGAGGGGGTAGACCATCTGGAACTGCTGGAGCCGGCCGCAGATATCGCGCTCGATGCGACCCAGGCGGCCACCTGCCTGGAAGTGATCGTTACCCCGGCGGCCGCGCAATGAGTAAGAAGCGCGATCTTCTGCCGTCGAATGCAACGCCCATGGAGCGGCGCATTGCGCGCGTGGCGGCCGACATCGAGGACGTTCCCCAGCCTCTGCGCTCCCTGCGCCGCGCTGAGACAACGCCCGCAGAACTGCTGACCTGGCTGGCCTGGGAGCGGTCGGTAGATCGCTGGTCCGACAGCTGGACCGAAGACACCAAGCGCCGCGCCGTGGCGAACTCATTTTTTGTCCATCAACGCAAGGGAACCATCGGCGCACTGCGCCGCGTGGTGGAGCCGTTGGGCTACCTGCTGGAAGTCCGCGAATGGTGGCAGATGGTGCCGGAGGGAAAGCGCGGCACCTTCACGCTCTCCATTGGCGTACTAGACAGCGGCATCACCGAGGAAATGTATCCCGAGCTGGAGCGGTTGATTGATGACGCCAAGCGCCTCAGCCAGCACCTGGCAGGCCTCTCCATCCAGCTCGAAACGCGCGGCGGGGTGAATCTCGGTGTCGCCTGCACGTCGGGCGACATCCTCACCGTTTACCCGCCCGAAGCCGAAGACATCGAAGTACACACGCCGCCCGTGACGGGGCTGGTACTGCATCACGTTGACACCTTGACCGTATACGCACAATGACACAGAAATATTTCGCCATCCCCACGGCCGCAGGCGAGGCGGCCATCGCCAATGCGCAATTGACCGGCAAGGCGCTCAAGTACACGCACATGTCTGTAGGTGACGGCGGCGGCGACAATGCGCCGGTCCCGACGCCGAACCGCGATCAGAAAACGCTGATCGGTGAACGGCACCGCGTGCAGATCAATCGCCTGTTTCGTGACCCCACAAACTCCGCGCTCCTTATCATCGAAGCGGTTCTACCCTCGGACATAGGCGGCTGGTGGATCCGAGAGCTGGCCATTTGGGACGAGGCCAATCAACTAGCGATCATCGCCAACTGCGCGCCCAGCTTCAAGCCGTTGCTTTCAGAGGGGGCTGCACGTGACCAGGTGCTGCGCATCGCCCTGGTTGTGTCGGGGCAGGTCCCTATCGAATTGAAGATTGATCCGGCCGTGGTCCTGGCTACGCGTGGCTATGTGGACGACGGCTTAGACAAGAAGCTGGACAAGACCGCACCCGCCGTGGCGGCCGCGAAACTGACAACCGCGCGCACTATCTCGGTAACTGGCGACCTTACCGGCTCGGTCTCCTTCGACGGCACGAAAAATGTCTCATTCGTCGGCATACTCGCCGCAACCGGCGTCACGGCGGGCGTTTATGGTTCCGCAAACGCTGTTGCCGTGGTGACCGTGGATGCAAAGGGGCGTGTCACGAAGGTCGAGAGCACGAGCATAGGCAATGCACAGACCGCGACAAAGCTTGCAGCCGCCCGTTCGTTTTCCATATCCGGCGGCGCTACGGCGGCGGCGGCCAACTTCGATGGGTCCGGCAACGTTCAACTTGTCGTGACCGGGTTGGACGTTTCCAAGGCCACTCTCGGAATCCTGCCTGTTGCTCGCGGTGGCACTGGCCTGGGGACGGTGGCAGCGGGCTCGTATCTGACCGGCGCAGGCACCAATGCATTTGCACCGCGCACGCCTGAACAAGTCTTGGAAGACATCCAGGCCTTTCCTCGCGCGGGCGGCGCAATCTCCGGTCCTGTGACGCTCGCCGCCGGTTCGGCTCTCGGCAGTCTTTACGGCACCAATGACACATCGGGCAGAACCGCGCACGTCTTGCTCCCCGATGGCGGGTCGTACTCGACGCATATTGCGTCCGTCGTGGGCGCCATGAAAATCAAGCTCCCGCCCATCGCGGTAGGCCGCAACTCGATGATCCGCATGCGCGTGGATATCTTCGAGTACCTGGCCGACACCCCGCCCGTCTCCGTGCTGATTCATGGCTACGCGCAGACGGGGAAGACCTGGGCGCGCTGCGGCGCAACGATTGTCGGAGGCATCGCCAACAGTGATTTGCCGGTACGCTTCGGCTCGGACTCGGCCGGCGACATTTGCATTTGGCTGGGCGACGTAACGCGGTCTTGGCAGTACCCAACCGTTTCGGTCTCTGAAGTGCATGCCAAGTACAACACCCCGGGCGCGACGGTCGAAACCTGGGGTACCGGCTGGAAAGTCGAGCCCGTCACCGCATTTGAGACCGTGAGCGTCACGCTGGCGAGCGGCAATCTGGCCTTTGCCCGCGCTGATTTGTCCAGCGTGAGCGGCCTGTCAGAAGCACTGGCTTTGAAGGCTGACGCGGCCCGCCAAATCATTGCGGGCAACGGAATGTCCGGCGGGGGAACTTTAGCCGCGAACCGCACGCTTACGCTTGGCACGCCCAGTACGATTACCAAGGACTCGACCAACACTGTCTCTACGACTTCACACAGTCATCAGCTAGACGTGACTGCTGCCGACATTGGGGCAGCTTCGGCCGCATCCAGCATTGTGGCAGGCAATGGGATGACCGGCGGCGGAACGCTCTCAACGAGTCGTACGCTTACGCTCGGCACGCCTGGCACCCTATCAGCAACAAGCTCGAACAGCGTGCAGGCAACGAGCCACACGCACGCCCTGGACACGCAGACTGGACCAAACGATGCAACCCCAGGACGCATCTTGACCGTGGGTAATGCCTTTGGGCTGGGCGCGGATAACCCCCTCAACACGGAGGATTTGAACACCGTCACGGTGCCGGGGGATTATGGCCAACGTATGAACGCCAACGCCACGGCCGCGCGAAACTATCCGACGAACAAGGCGGGGACTCTGCGTGTCGGATCGGCGGGACCGCAGATCACGACGCATAAGTACGTCGTGTACGACACAGGCGAGTACTACACGCGTGGCTGCTACAACAATGTGTGGTCGGAATGGAACTATCACCCGGGCCTCTCCCGGTTTCCCACGGCAACTGAAGCGCGGCAGGGTACGGCGCGCCTAGCGACAACGGCCCAGGCAGCAGCGATGGCGGACGATGCAACAGTCATCACGCCCAAGAAGTTGGGTGACGCATTGAAGGCCGTAACGGGGCAACAGGTCTACATAACTCCCGGCACGTTCACCTGGGTCAAGCCTACGGGCGTCACGAAGGTGCGAGTCAGGGTTATAGGTGGCGGCGGTGGCGGGGCGAGTGACAACGTCGCGCCTGGCCCTTCCGGTGGAGGCCAGGGCGGATATTGGGAGGGCATCTTTGATGTCTCTGGCATGGCTTCCGTGCCTATCACCGTTGGCGCAGGTGGAGCCGGTGCCACGGTGACCGGAACCAATGGAGGTGCAGGCGGCACGTCCTCTTTTGGAACCATGTGCTCTGCAACCGGCGGCGCGGGCGGCACGCGGGATGCAAATTCCTCGTCTGGCGGCACGTCGAACGGCGGCGCGGGGTTTGGGTGGGACGGAGGCGCGGGCTCGGTCTGCGTGCGGGACGTGTACGGCAGTGGATTTCTCGGCGGCGCTGGCGGAGGGTTCACCTCGCCGTTTGGGGTAGTGGATTCCAGCCGACGCACGAACCCGGGAGTAGGTGGCGGCGGCCGCGTAAACAGCGCAGGCGCTCCTGGCGCGCATGGCGCAGTGATTATTGAGTGGTGAGAAAAATGGAACAGAAATACTGGGCGTTGATTGTCGATGAAAAAGTTGCCGAAATCACGGGCGTTGACCCGGCCGGCCGCTACCATCCTGACCTTCTTTGGATCGCCTGCGAGGAAAGCGTGGAAGTAGGCGATTCGTACAGCGATGGCGAATTCCAAAAGCCGCGTGCAGACCCCGAGGAAGCAATGCGCCGGCTCATCGCGCTCGTCCAATTGCATATGGACAACCGCGCACGGCAAAGCATCTATGACGACCTGAAAACCGCTGTCTCCTACGCCGATGAGCCGGCCAGCCCGAAGTATCAAGCCGAAGGTTTGGCGTTCCGGGCGTGGCGCAGCGAGGTCTGGGAAAAGTTCTATGCCATCGTCGGCGCGGCTCAAGAGGCGGGCGAACCGCTCCCAAGCGCTGACACCATCATCGGGCAGTTGCCCGCCCTCGAACTACCGCAAGACTAGAGGCCATCGGCATGCCGGTGCGCACCGCGCCGGCCTCTTCCCCATTGTCCCCCAGCCATAAACAAGCGTCTCTCCGTGCGCGCGCGAAGGCCAGCCCACAAACTGGCCGCTGCATCTAGCAAGGTCCAGCGCCATCGCGGCGCATCTACCGGAGAGCCCCACTATGGCCCAGGATTATCACCACGGCGTGCGCGTTGTCGAAGCTGACGACGGCACGCGCCCCATTCGCACCATCAATACTGCCGTCGTCGGCTTCGTCGCGACGGCGGAAGACGCCGACCCGGAAGTATTCCCGGTCAATCGTCCGGTCCTGCTGACGAACATCCAGCGCAAACTGGACAAGGCAGGCACCAAGGGCACGCTCGCCCGCGCGCTCGATGCAATCAAGGACCAGGCCAACGCCGCTACTGTCGTCGTCCGCGTCCCGCAGGGCGAAACCGAAGCCGAAACCACTTCCAATGTGATCGGCGGCACGCAGAACGGCCGCTATACCGGCTTGCAAGCGCTCCTTTCCGCTCAATCCAGCGGCCCGATGATCAAGCCGCGGATTCTCGGCGCGCCTGGACTGGACACGCCTGGCGTGGCTGCGGAGCTGGCCGTCATCGCGCAAAAGCTGCGCGGCTTTGCCTACGCGAACGCCTACGGCTGCGAAACCATCGAAGAGGTCGCGGCTTACCGCGAAACCTTCGGTGCGCGGGAACTGATGCTGATTTGGCCGGACTTCGTTTCGTGGGACACCGCGACCAACGCAGAAAAGCGCATCGCCTCCGCTGCCGTCGCGCTGGGCCTACGGGCCAAGATCGACCATGAAATCGGCTGGCACAAGACGCTATCCAACGTGCCAGTCGGCGGCGTGAGCGGAATCAGCCATGACGTGTATTTCGACCTGCAGGAGCCCAGCACGGACGCGGGCTACCTGAACGAAAAGGACATCACCACGCTGATTCAATCCTCCGGCCTGCGCTTCTGGGGCAGCCGCACCTGCGCCGGCCCGCAAAGCCTTTTCCCGTTCGAGAACTACACGCGCACCGCCCAGGTACTGGCCGACACGATGGCCGAGGCGCATATGTGGGCCGTGGACAAGCCCATGCATCCCCAGCTGGTGCGCGACATCATCGAAGGCATCAACGCCAAATTCCGCGAATGGGTCAACCTCGGCTATCTGCTGGGCGGCGAAGCCTGGTTCGACCCGGAGGCCAACACCAAGGAGGCGATGAAGGCCGGCAAGCTCGCGATCGACTACGCGTACACGCCGATCCCGCCCGCCGAAAACATCGTCTTCACTCAGCGCATCACTGATCGCTATCTGGCGGACTTCGCCGCGCAGCTGGCCGGCTAACTCACCTGGGCCGCCAGCCAGCGGCCCCATCAACCATACGGAGCAATTGCCATGGGCATGCCGTCGAAACTCAAGAACCTGAACATTTTTCTGGACGGTGGTTCCATGATCGGAATCGCCACCGCCTTCACCGCGCCGAAGCTGTCGCGCAAGATGGAGGCATACCGCGCCGCCGGCATGCCCGGCGCTGCCTTTGCCGATTTCGGCCTGGAAGATGAAGCGCTCAAGACCGAATGGACTTGCGGCGGCTACGTCAAGGACATTCTCAAGCAGCTCGGCGCATCGACTATCAGCGGTGTACAGGTGCGTTTTGCTGGCGCCTATCAGCGCGACGACACGGGCGCAGTGGATGAGGTGGAAATCGTGCTGCGCGGCCGGCATCAGGAGCTGGACCGGGGGGAGTCCAAAGTAGGCGACGACACCGAATGGAAGATTGCCACGCATTGCACCTACTACAAGGAAACGCTCAACGGTGAAGTCCTCACCGAAATCGACGTGTTCAACAACATCATGAACATCGGCGGCACCGACCTGGCCGAAGGTATCCGCCGCGCCATCGGCATGTAAGCCCTGGCCGCCAATCAAAGATCGAAAGGAAGACAGATCATGCAAGACCATACCCAGACCGCCACCAACGCGACCGAAAGCGGCGCGCCTTTGACCGAGAACACCAATCCCGATGAGCGTGTCATCGAGCTGGATACGCCCCTGGTGCGCGGGGAAACGACCATCGAAAAGATCACGGTTCGCAAGCCCTCGGCCGGCGCGCTGCGGGGCCTGTCCCTCATGGCGCTGTCCACGCTGGACGTGGCGTCTCTGCAAACGCTGCTGCCTCGCATCAGTCAGCCCATGTTGACGCCGCAAGAAGTCGCGCGCCTGGAGCCGCCGGACCTGATGGCGATGGGTATGGCCGTCAACGTTTTTTTCATGACGAAGGCCGAGAAGGCCCGTTACCAGATCGTGTAGAAGAGGCGATGGCCGATCTTGCCCTGGTCTTCCATTGGAAGCTTGAGGACATGGATCGGCTTTCGCTGCACGAGCTGGGCGCTTGGCGAGAACGGGCGCGCATTCGTCATCAGGGCAGTGGAGATTAGAAGATGGACAAGGCGCTGATTCTGCGCGTACAGGCCGCAATGAACGACAAGCTGAGCGGCCCGCTCGGCAGGATCCGCGACCGAGCTGGCGCAGCTGGCCGGGACATGGTGCAACTTCGGGAGCGCTTGCGGGGATTGAACGCGGCGCAGCGTGATATAGGAGAGTTCCGCGAACTCTGGGCAGGCCTGCGCAATAGCCGGGGGGAGCTGGCGGCAGCGCAGCAGCGCGTTGCGCAGCTCGCTGTAGCAATACGCACAACGCAGACGCCTACGCGGCAGATGCAGCGTGATTTCGACGCGGCCAAGGCCTCGGCGGGCCGCCTCAAACGTGAGGTTTCCGAAAAGGCCGTCACCCTGGAACGCCTGCGCGGCCGTCTATCCGCCGCCAGCGTATCGACCACGAATCTAGCCGAGGGTGAGCGCGCCTTGCGGTCTCGCATCGCGCAGACCAATAGCGCACTCACCGATCAGGCTTCCCGCTTGAAATCTGTGGCAGCAGCTCAGCAACGCGCCGCGCATGCCCGCGAGAGCTACGACAAGGGGCGAGCCATGGCCGGCGGCATGGCGGGCGCGGGTGCGGCCGGCGTAGCGTCAGGTGGCGCGGCGCTCTTTGCCGGCTCCAAACTCATCGCACCGGGTTTGGATTTCGATTTCAGCATGAGCAAAGTGCAAGCGCTCGCGCGGCTGGAGCAGACAGACCCTCAAATGATCGCGCTGCGCGCCCAGGCCCGCGACCTTGGGGCCACCACCATGTACACGGCGGGCCAGGCCGCAGACGCACAGGGCTTCCTAGCCATGGCGGGCTTTAAGCCAAACGCGATCATTTCCGCGATGCCGGGCATGCTCTCTTTGGCAAAGGCTGGTGACACAGAACTGGCGCAAACTGCCGATATCGCGTCCAACATCCTCACAGGCTTCAATCTTCCAGCCGAGCGCATGAACAACGTGAGTGACATCCTTGTCGCCACTTTCACGCGGTCGAACGTATCCCTGGCAATGCTCGGGGACACAATGAAATACGTTGGACCAGTCGCGGCCGGTGTCGGCGTCGATCTTGAAACGGCCGCAGCGATGGCCGGCAAGCTGGGCGATGCAGGCATACAGGGCAGCATGGGCGGCACCGCCCTGCGGGCGATCCTGGGCCGCCTCGCCGCCCCGCCAAAGATGGCGGCCGATGCGCTGAAAGAGCTGGGAATCAAGACGGCCGACGCAAAGGGGAATCTGCGCGACCTGCCGGCGGTCCTGGCGGAGATCGACGCCAAGACCCGCAAGTTCGGGAATGCGAAGCGCGCCGGCTTCTTCAAGGCAATTGCAGGTGAAGAAGCATTCAGCGCCTTGCAGGTGCTGACCCAGCAAGCCAGCTCTGGGGAATTGCAGAAGTTTGTTCAGATCAACCGCAAGCCGAACGGTGAAGCACAGAAGGCCGCCAGCACCATGGCCGACAACCTGCGCGGCGACCTGGACGAACTAAGCAGCGCCTGGGAAGACCTGGGCATCGAGCTGGAAGAGCAGAACGACGGAGCGCTGCGCGATATCTCGCAGGGCATCACCCGCCTCATCGGCAAGGCGAAGGCCTGGGCGGTCGAGAATCCCGTGCTGAGTGCGAGCCTTGCCAAAGTCGCAGCGGTGGGCGCCGTTGTTGTGACCGGCCTGGGCGCGCTGACGCTCGCAATGGCGAGCGTGCTTGGTCCATTTGTCCTAATGCGCTACGGCATGACTATGCTGGGAATGAAGGGCATCGGCCTGGCCGGGGCGCTGGCTTCGCTCGCCCGTGGCGGCTTTGGAATGCTCGCTACCGCCCTCACCGCAGTAGGCCGCCTACTCCTGATGAATCCCATCGGACTGGCCGCTACCGCCATCGGACTGGCCGCATATGGCATCTACAGCAACTGGGGGCAGCTCTCGGGCTTTTTCTCGGGCCTGTGGTCCCGCGTCCTGACTACCTTTGATCGCGCCTCTGCGGCCGTGGTGGACGGGCTGCGGGCCATGGATCCCATGCCGTGGCTTTCGCGCGCCTGGGGCGGCGTCTCAAACTGGTTTGCGAGCCAGTGGCAAGCCGTGGCCGGCGTGTTCGACCGTGCCGGCGCGGGAATCTCGACCTCCTTGGACGCAATGAATCCTGTTCCCGTCCTGGCGCAATCGTGGGACGGCTTATCGGGCTGGTTCGCCGGCATATGGCAGAACGTGAGCGCGGTGTTTGACGGCGGAATGGCCGCCTTGTCTGCGGGTCTGTCCAGCTGGTCGCCCCTGGCGCTATTGCAGGAGGCCGCCACCAATGCCCTCGGCGCGCTCGGGCTTCAAATGCCGGGAGACTTTGGCGAGCTGGGCCGCAACCTGATGCAAGGCCTGATAAATGGCGTTCGCAGCATGGGCGGCGCGGTCAAGGAAGCGATTAGCGAAATGGGCGGCGGCGTCATTTCGTGGTTCAAGGAAAAGCTCGGGATCCATTCACCTAGCCGAGTCATGGCGACGATGGGCGAATACGTGTCCGAAGGCGCGGCCGTGGGGATCAACAGCGGCCAGCCGCAGGCGATGCGGGCAGCGCGCACGCTGGCCGCGTCCGTAGCGCTGGCGGGCGCGCTCGCGCCGCCCGGGGTGCCGGGGGCCGAGTTTGCCGGGGTCCAGCCCCCG